AGAGAGTATACGGAGTGTATTTATAAAGAAAGAACACTATGATCTACATCATGAAATTATTACATTTGGTCCAAGAATGGGTCATGATGATACAATAGATGCACTAGCATATGCATGCAAATATGCTCATCCACCGAAGGGATTAAATAAGGATAAAAGTGGTAATTATAGAAAGCATACACCTAAAGCAAAAAATTGGGTTGTTGCATAGTATAATTAATATTATTATATTTAGATGAAAAATTTTATAGAAAAGGAGTTATTATGCCAAATGTAGGCGGTAAAAAATTCCCATATACAGCAGCAGGTATGAGAGCTGCAAGGAATTACAGAAGAAGTAGGAGAGGTCCTTCGATGGGTTCTCCAAGAATGGCTGGTGGAATGTCTAGACCAGGAGCTCCAATGAGGGGTGGAATGTCTAGACCAGGCTCTAGAAGACCTGCAAGAACAGGAAGACCTATGAGACCAGTTAGAAGAAGAGGTGGTTATTAAAAAGGGTTATCATATATGACCACACTCTGGAAAACCTCATCCAGTTGGACAGAGGCATAAAAGTGCTCCCAAAGGAGCTACTCATTGGCGAAAGAGTGAATGGCGTATTGGTAATACAAAATACAAGCAAGGGATATAATGCCTAAAATAAAAGATGTCGATAGAGTTCATCAAATATATGAACTAGTATCAAATTATACTCGGAATCAATGGGAATATGTAAATCAAAAAGGGTTTGATTTTTCTAACGATAATCAACTTTCTGAACAAGAAAGAATAGCATTAGAAGAGCAAGGAATGCCTACTTTTACAATCAACAGGATAATGCCTGTGGTTGAAATGCTTAATTTTTATGCAACAGCTCAGAATCCTAGATGGCAAGCTATTGCTGTTGAAGGGAGTGATGTAGATACTGCAGCTGTATTTTCTGATATAGCAGATTATATATGGGACTTATCTGATGGTAGTTCTATGTATGCAAATTGCGTAAATGATTCTATTACAAAGTCTATCGGATATATGATGGTAGACGTAGATGCGAATAGTGATAATGGTATGGGGGATGTAGTTTTAAAGCAACCAGAACCATTTGATGTATATGTTGATCCTAAGTCAAGAGATATTTTATTCAAAGATGCAGCATTCATCTTAATACGAAAAGTACTACCAAAGGAGCATATAAAAAATATGTTCCCTCAGTATACATCTAAAATTAAAGCAGCTAATAGCAATATAAATGCAGAGGTTAATTTAACAGAGAAGTCAACAGATGCATATCAAAAAGATTTCTCTTATAAGGATATAGACGAAGCAGAAAGCATTAATGGGTATACTGGAGAGAATGATGAATTAATTGAGTATTTTGAGTTGTATGAAAAAGTAAGAGTAGCTCATATTAATGTATTTTATAGAAAGCCTCCTGATAAGAAAACAATTTCTCAGATTAAAAAAATAGTAGAAGCTGAGATACAACAGCGACAAGAAGAAATGGCTGTTGAGTTAAAAGAAACTACGTTGCAAATGCAACAAGCTCTTCAATCTGGAGCTATGATTCAAGAAAGATATGATTTAGAGCTTAAGAATCTTCAACAAGAAATGTCTGGTCAGATAGAAGAAATGTATAATCAGATGTTTAGTAAGATGATTGAAGATGCTACTGTGATAGAAAATACTATAGTCAGCGAAAAAGAATTTAAAATATTAATAAAAGACAAAAAGTTCTCTGATTATGTGGTAGATAGTGTGAAATTCTATGCTCCACGGATTAGGCAGATTACTGTAGTTGGGGACAAGAAGTTATCAGAGAAAGTATTACCTCAATCTATTACAGAGTATCCAATAGTTCCATTTCATTACAAATGGACAGGAACTCCTTATCCAGTAAGTGCAGTATCTCCTTTAATAGGAAAGCAAAGAGAGATAAATAAATCTCATCAAATTATGGTGCACAATGCTTCTTTAGGGTCCTCATTGAGATGGATGTACGAAGAAGGAAGTGTTGATACAGATTATTGGGAGAAATATGCAAGCTCCCCTGGAGCATTGTTGCCTATTAGACCTGGCGCAGCTCCTCCTACCCCTGTTCAGCCAGCTCCATTATCAAATGCATTCTTTACAATTGTACAAGAAGGAAAAGGTGACATGGAGTACCTGGCTGGCATATACTCATCCATGCAGGGCGATACGCAACAACAGCATGAAACATTCAGGGGAATGCTTGCACTCGATGAATATGGGACAAGAAGGATTAAGCAATGGTTAAACAATTCATTAGAACCAGCATTACGACAGCTTGGTAGAGTAGTTAAACAATACTCTCAAGCTATCTATACTGCACATAAAGTATTTAGAATCGTTCAGCCAAATGCAATACAGGACCAGAAAGATGTAGAAATAAATGTTCCTATTTACAATGACTTGGGAGAGGCGATTGGAAAGTTTAATGATTATTCTGCTGCTAAGTTTGATGTAAGAATAGTTTCTGGTTCTACGCTACCTGTCAATAGATGGGCATATATAGCAGAATTAAAAGAGTTGATGCAAATGGGAGTTATAGATGATATAGCCTTATTAGCTGAAACAGATTTAAAGAACAAGGAGAATATAATTAAAAGAAAGAGTTTATATTCACAGTTACAAGGTCAGGTTTCCTCTATGGAACAGCAATTAAAAGATCAGGCTGGAACAATAGAAACCCTTGAAAGACAACTTGTTCAAGCAGGAATTAAAGGAAAGGTAATGGCAGCTGAGGTTGAAATTAGTAAAAGAAAAGAGCAGGCTAAAACAGGCATCGCTAAAGACCAGCTCACGACTGAAGCTAAGCATAAATTATTACAACAATCTATGGCTCAAAATGTAGATAATGCAAATCAAAGAATGGGCATTGAAATGGATAAAGTAATAAATGACTTGCAAAATAGCAAGACTGAAGATTAAATTACCTATTAGATTTTTCACTTAACAAAGGAAAAACAAATGAATGAACAAAAACCAGTCGAAAGTAACCCAGAACAGCAAGCTGCTGAAGATGCTGTATTTGGCTCTGGAGACTTTTTTGACAAACTAGAAAGTGGAGTGAACGGAATGGTTTCCAATGGAGATCAGGCAGAAGCTCCTGCCACAGAAGCAACCCATGAAGATGGTGGCACCGAACAGGTAACCCACAACACATCGCAAAATGGCTCTACGGTGGATTGGGATAATGAGAACAACCCTTACATGAAGCGTTATAAAGATTCAAGCAGAGAGGCGGTGAAAATGTCTCAACAGCTTAGAACTCTACAGCCTTTCATACCAGTTCTCGAAGCGATGAAAAGAGACAGTGGTTTAGTTGACCATGTCAGAGACTACCTTAAAGAAGGTGGGGCTCCTTCTAAGAGTATTCAACAAAAACTTAAGCTAGATGATGATTTTATCTTTGATGCAAATGATGCAGTTCAAGATCCTGATTCAGATTCAGCTAAAGTAATGAATGCTCAAATAGATAATGTTGTCCAAACTCGTGTTGGAGATATTCTCAAAAAAGAGAAAATGAATGCTGCTAGAACTCAACAAAAACTTGCTCAAAGGAGACAAGAAGTTGAGTTTAAAAAGAAACATAATATGTCTGATGAAGACTATAAAAATATGGTTCAAGCTGCTAAAAATCATAAGTTGTCGATTGAGGATATTTACTACATCTTAAATAAGGACAAAGCTGCTCAAAATGTAGCTAATTCTACAAAGAAGGATATGCTTAGCCAGATGAAGAATGTCAGAGACATACCGACTAGTGCCAGTGACTCTAATAATCAAGACCCAGGTGTTAAACCAGATGACAAATTGTTTGAAGGTATCCTAGGGCTTGATAATGATGTAGACAACCTGTTCGGGTAGAGATTCTTTTTTAGAAAGACTGTCCCCGAACATTCACAAACCCTACTGGAAGGCGCAGGGAGCGCAGTTGATAGAGGGTTAAAAGGAGACGGTCAAAAATGGCTCAAGATTATTTAAGCGCGATTACGCCTAATACTGATCTTACTGTTGCCGATCATACTGGGGCTCTAGGTCCAGGTACATCGACAAGCCTTGATACTGGTGACCTTAGACGAAAGTATAACTTTGGTGATCGAGTATCAGAGCTGGCAATAGCTCAAGATCCGTTTTTTAGATTCCTTTCTATGGTATCTAAGAAGCCTGTGGATGATCCACAATTTAAATGGGCGGAGAGACGCCCTTCATTTCATAAACGATATGCATACGTAGGTGCTGTATATGATGGCTCTGCATTTGATGATGATTCAGATTTTGGAGCAGCAAAAGCAGTTGGCGATATTGCTAAAGTACGTATGATTGGTGATTACAAGAATCAAGGTAATGTGCAGAATGTTTATGGTAACACTTCTGCTGAATTTAAAATTGGTGCTGATGGCACTATGCCTAAGTTCTTTTTGCCAGGACAAATAGTAAAGATACCTATGGCTGCTAGTGCTGGTGGTTCTGTAACTGACTATCTATTGGTTAGAGTGAATACAGTAACTGAATATTCAGGCGCAGGTTCTTATAATGATGCTACTACTACAACATCAAACAACCCTGATATGGTTGAATTAAATACAACTGTAGTTAAAGCTGGTTCATCTGGAAATTCTAGATATGTATCAGCTACTGCAAGTATTGATGATGCTTCAACTGTAACTCCTTCTGATGACAGTATTGCTACTGCATTAGAGCCCATGAGGTCTTATGTTGTTGGTACAGCTTTTGCTGAGGGGTCTGGTTATCCTGAAACTTGGAAAGATCAGCCTTACTCAACAAATATTGGTCTTACTCAGATTTGGAAGACTAGTATGGCTATGACTAACACATCAAGAGCTACTTCTCTTAAGTATGATTCTAGCGAATGGGCTAGGGTTTGGAAAGAAAAGTTAATTGAGCATAAGTGGGATATGGAAACTTCATTGCTATTTGGATCTCAGTATACAGATGGTGATAGTATCCAATATACTCAGGGTGCTGTTGATTATATTGTTAATTATGGTAACCAATTTAGCTTAGATATTGCAACTAAGACAGCAGATGACTTCTTAGATGATATGTCTAACTATTTAGATCCTAGATATAACAATAGTTCTGCTAATGTATTTTTCGTAAGTACACAGGTGTGGAACTGGATGCATAAGCTAGGTGGCTACTTTAAAAACAATTCTCTTCCTC